ATTGCCGGTATCGAAGTCGCCTTCAAAACCAGTCTTCATGCTCACACGGTTGAACATCTTCATGCCGTTGGGGGCGTTCGTCTTGATGAAGTACGCGTCCGGGTCGGTGAGGAAGTGGTTCACGGTATAGCCCTGAGGAACCATGCCCATGTTGCGGATGGCGTTGATGTCGTTGTCTGCCGTACCAACGCGCAGAGTAGACTTCATGATGCGATCTGCAGTGAACATCAGTTCTTTCGGGAGGATCAGCTTCAGGCCTTGAACAGCGATCTTCAGGCCACGTTCATCAGTGAACGCAGCGATGTCAATCAGCATCTGCTCAAGAGCGGTTTCGGACAGGTCAGCCGGAACAGCCAGTTCGTTACGCAGGTTAGGGCCACCCAGCGTCGGGTGGTCATCTGCGCACAACGGCCTGCCATCGCCACCTACGGAGGTGGTGAAAGCGCCGTTGAGAACGCCCGCTGCCTTGATCTCTCTGGTCTGCGCCATACTACGGGCCAGTGCCTTGGTATAGCGGGCCGACAGACGGTCATAGAGGTTGTCCTCTACGGCTTCTTCGGTCAGCGAGAACGCCAGTGCAATGGTCTCGTGCGTGTAGCGGGCAGTGTAGACTTCCTGCGCGGAGTCGTAATCGACGCCTGCGCCCTCAGTCTTCACCGGAGCCTCACCAAAGCCCGACAACATCACTTCTTCTTCGAACGCGCGGTCCGAGGATTCGATGTCGTAGATTTCGGTGTGCTCTTTTTCGTAGCTGGTGTACTCCATGCCGAACAGTGCGTTCAGGCCGGGCTCCAGCTCTTTAACAAGTTGAGCGCGTGAAATAGCCATGGTTAGCTCCTATTACGGCGCTGTATTGGCAACACCAGTGCTGCCATACAGGTGAGTGTTGATTTTAACCACAACGTCAACATGGTTAGTGGCACGAATGTTGGCGGGGGTGTTGTAAAAACCCACAACCTTCAGTGCCAGAGTTGCCGTGTTAGCGATAGTGGAAGAGTCCAGCTCGGTCGCAGACACGCCTGTAGTGTTGCTGCCAGCGGTGTAGGCGATGTTGGCGTTTAAGCCAATATCTGCCTGCACAACGTCTTCATCCGCCTGAATCAAGTACAACTGATTCGGGTCATCCAGCACTTCAGCAGTAATAACGCCCGCTGTAATGTTGACGGAACCCGGATAGAAGTTCTTAAAAGTAGGCTTTCCGGTAGTGGGATCGATATAGTTACACCCGTTCAATACGCCCAAAGCTGCAGTGTGCAGGGTGGAATCGTATTTCACGATGTAGCCGCCAGAGAGAGTGACGAGGTCACCTTGGTAAATCGCGCCAGACTGGGTGTCTTCGATCTCATAGCCGTATTGCTTCTGAGCACCAGTGGCCGACAGGTTACCAAGCGGACGCAAGCCAAATGCTTTGTCTACGTTTGCCATTGTCGTTTCCTATAGAAAGTTAATCGTTGGTCCCGTCTCGGGGGCCGCCGATAGTAGTTTTTGATTGCCTTTCCGGATTAACGATCCGCATAGAAGAATGCACATTGTTCTTCAATAGATCGCTGTCCGCAGCTCGTATCTGATCATGGGTACGCTTGTGATAATACGCTTTACGTTCGTTCGCTGTTTCTTCGGGGATTCTGGCCAGAACCATGTCTCCTACGCCAATCACGCCAGCATGCTTGCCGTCTTCGACAGATCCACCCTGAAACTCAGGGTACTCATCTGCTCTGACGAGCTCGTAGCCTTCACGCAATTTTCCGGAAACATTCATTCTGTCATCATGCCCTGCGACTTCTCGTCGAAGCCAGCGATGCTTGTACCCATCTGGGGGAGCAGGTGCGTCCAAACGGGAAGGTGGGGCCCATGGCTTACGACGCGCAGTTTTTTCGCGAGTAGCGTTACTGCGAGGAGTACGAGAAAGTTTCGGTACTATATTGTCTTGTTCGCTCATGTAATCACCTTTTTACGTATTTAGCATATTCTTCAAGCGGGACCCCTAGTTTTTTCGCAATTGCAACCTCACTAGGTTTCAACTTGATCATGCGGCGCGCGGTAGAGTTAAGCCCAGAAGAGCGGGTAGCAGGAGCAACCGTTGACGCGGTTCGGGTGCTTCTGTTGGTTTGTGGCGCAGCTTCTTCTCGGGAGTTTTGTGCCCCTTGAAACCGCTGCGGAAATAAATTACGTATCCTACGATTGATCTCATCATAGTACTCATCTGAAGCCGGGTCAAATCCTTCATTTTTAACAAGTTCAACGTGAATGCCCCTGACGGTGTTGGTCATGACAATGTCTGTCCCAAACCACGGGTTCTCGTCGGCCCATTCCTCCGCTTTCACGTCTACCCGCACAGGCTGGCGCGCAGCCGGCTGCGGGGCAGCTACCTGCGGCTGGGCCACAGGCTGCTCTTTAGCCTGTTTCTCGTGCTCAAGCACCCGCTGCTGTTCCCACACGGCAGTAGTGAGCCGCTGCTGCGCTTCGGTCTCTGTGTCAATATCGTTCTCTTCGCGGGCCCGCTTGATGACGTTCTTGAGCGCCATGATCTGGGTATCCAGCCGGCCTCTGGCCTCACCCATTCGAGCAACATTGGACCGATTGTACTGATGCTGCAGCTCCTCGTTGCTTTTCTGGACGCTCCGCGCATATTCAATGGCCGCTTCTTCGCGGCGCTGGTGCTCCCGCAAGCGCGCCGTTAGCTTGTCGATACGCTTCTTGACCTTCTCGGAGTAGTTGTCCAAATCCTCTGAATCTGGCCCCTCCTGTTGGACAACAAGCTGTTCTTGTTTGACAACAGAAGCATCCCCACCATCCTGATTCATCGTGACGGTGGTTTCTTCTTCGCCTTCCCCAACATTAAACTGCAACTCTTCTTGATCGATACCCATTGCCTGTTCCCTCACATGTGCAAAATATCTTCAGGATCGTTCACAACCCCAAGAATTTCGTCGTCGTTAAGAAGGCGTATCTCACCGCCATCAATTTGAATACGGGACCCCGCATACCGGCCAAAGACCACCCAGTCCCCCTGCTTGCACCATGGGCCGTTGGGATACTTGGTTGGGTCGGCATAGGCCAAATCGCCCATCCGCAATACATAGCCGACGTTGGTCGCAAGCTGGGTGCGCTTTTGGGTATCATCGGAGAACAGGATGCCTCCCTTCGAGGTTTTGCTGCCTCGATAGGGAAGAATGGCCAACCGCCATCCGGTGGGCACGGGGATCAGGTCGAAAATAGATCCATGAAGGACTGCTTCATCGATCTTTCCGTCTTCTGTGATGGCTTGATCGAGAGAGGGCCGTGCGACAGCAGCTTCTGCCTGCTGTGCCTGCCATTTCTGTTCGAGTGCTGTTAGCTTTCTTTCTGGTTCCATGGGAACTCCTCTTGGTGGTTACTCTTCGGCATGCTTCTTCAGCCGTTGTCGGATAATGTCTTCCGACAATCGAATACCTTCCAGTCGCCCCATGAGGAAGCGATATCGCTCCATGTCAGACAAGGCGCCACTCAACACGAGAGACTCGGTGTCCTTCTCAAGAGTTTTGATATCGCGGAGCACGCGCTCTGCAAATTCAAGCATGGTTGTTACCCATGGAGCAGACAGTTTGAAGCCACTGTCTGGAAGGCTTTTTAATAAATTTTAACCGGGTAGTTACCGTCCCGCTTCTTAACGACCCTCACCGGGCCGCCCGTCTTCATGGCCCGAGATTTTCCCGCAGTTTGCAGTGCAATAGCAACTGCTTGTTTTTGCGCTGCTTTTTTACTAGCAGGACGACTGGTGCCGATCTTACCTTTTTTGCTGTAAGAATCCATGACTTCAGAAACGTTTTTACTGATACTTTTCTGACTACGGCCTTTTTTAAGTGGCATGTCGTTATCCTCTGGGGGCGTAGATACGCTCTCGGGCAATCGCGCTTCGCTGTGCCGCAATCTTCTCTTGCGACTCAATTCGGGCGTCACTGGCCTCGGCGTTCTCTTGTATTCGCATCTGCTCGTTGGCCAAGGCCTGCTGCTTGAGCTGGGCGTCCGCCTGATCCTTCGCTGCCCTCTGCTGGAGCTCCTGCTCTTTCAATTGGACCACAGGATCTGGCTGCGACTGGCCCTCACCGGCCAACTGTCCCTGCAACTGCTTGGCCTCCATCATGTACTGGGCCACCTTCAGCGCAACCAGCGCCTCGCGCTGCATGTCAGAGATCATGCGGTCAGGATCCACGCCGTACTTCTCAAACAACTCCGCTGCTGCGTCCTCTTCGGCCTTGGTCTTGACGTGGTCAAGGACATGCTTCTGCAGTTCACTCGCGGCAAGCGGATTGGCTTGGATAAGGGGCGACATTCCCATGAGCAGGTGCGCAGCAATGTGGGCGTCGTGCTGCTGCCCTGCAAATACCTTCAGCTGCTTGTTGTCCACCGCGTCAATGTTCTCGCTGGCAGGGTCTTTCGGCATCTGGTTGGTCTGAACCTTCAGGATGCCGTCAATATCCCTGACATTCAGCGCCGCATACACCCGGTAGTACGCCTCGTACATGTTGTGCATGTTCGGAGCGCTCTGCGCCAGCTGAAGCTGGGTCTGGGCTAGTGCAATACGCTGGGCAGCCGAGAAAATGTTGGGGTCTGCAACCGGCAACACGGATACCATGCTGTCGAAGTCGCTCTTTTTCACCGAGCGCGAGGCGCCGGGGACGTCATACGGGTACTTGTCCGGAAGAAACTCCGCAAAGCCGGCAAACAGCATCTCAAACTCTTGCGTTTGCGAGTAGTACAGGCGCTTGTGAATGGCGGACATGACCATCGAGCCGCGTTCCAGCAACGCAACCGTCGTCCCCACCGCTGCCTGCTGATTTCCATCCCCAACCTGCATGTCGGCAGTGCTGGCCAGTCGTTTTCCGGCGTCAACCGTGAAACCCAGCAGGGCGAACAGCGTCTGGCTCGGCTCCTTGTACGGCAACGGCATCAGCGAAGCACTCAGCTCGGCGCCGCCGGCGTCCATGTCCCGCCACTCACCGGGCTGGATGGGGGTGTTGTCGTCCGCGATGCGCGCACCCTTCGCTTTGAAGCCCGCCGGCAGGTTTGCTAACGTGCCCGCGTCCAAAAGTTGACGCAAAGCACTCGTGGCTGACTTAGCAAGGCCACCAATCAGGTGAACAAAGCCCAAGCCATACGCGCCGAGGCCTTCAACAAGCACATAATGCACAAAAAACTCGCGACGGACCTTCAACGGATCGGTTTCAAGCCAATTTCGACGCACTCCAATGGTCCTGCCGCTGGTTTCGTCCAGCGTCACCACGTAAGGGAGCCTGATTCCGGTCGGCTCGCCCTTTTCGTCAAGGTCCTCAAAGCCCGGAATGTCCAAATCCACTTGAAATTCAAGCAAGGACAGCTCTTCTGGGGCGTCCGTTGACTGAATCCCAGTAATGCGATCAATCATGGCCCCAATCTGGTCGCTGGTTTGACCCGATCCATCCGGATTGAGGTCAACATCAAGGTATTCGCCAGCAAAAACACGCTTCTTGAACTCGTTCGAGTCCATGGCAATGCGGTGCGTCAGTCTGCGACACTCAGAAATAACACTGGAACCGTGGTAGGGGATGTACAAATCGTCTGGAAGAACCAGCCTGCTGACCATCCGACCGCGCTGAGTGTCGTAATAGACCTTCTTGAAGGTCGATCCGCCGTAGCCCGTGTAGAAAAGCAGCTGATCAAACTCCGGCGTGTACTCCTTCATCACCGTTGTGATCTGATAATTCATGAAATCCTGCACGCGGGAGGCCTGCTGGACCTTGTCCAAGGTCTCCTTGCCCATGGTCTGCGTGCGGACAGGGCCCCCGGAAGGCATCAGCTCCTTGAAGGCCTGCGCTTGGAACTGGACAATCGCCTCAGTCAGCATCGGATGAACCGCCCCAGAGGCCCCACGAAAGGGCTGAGTGCGCTCCTGCATGCGGAACCCCAACAGATCAAGGCCCTTGGCGTACATGTCTTCCCACTCACTACGGGAAGACTTGTCTGCCTCAAAGAACTCAAGAAGATCGTTGGCTATTCTGCCCAGATCCTGCGGGTCAATGTCCCCGGCGATGTTCGCGTAGAAGTCTTTCTCTTCTTCAGCCACATCAATCTCAACCTCAACACCATCCTCGTCGATGACGATCTCGATTTCAGGGCCCTCGTCCATGCCTTGCATGATGAGGAATCCCTCAGAGTCTGGGGCTAGATTGACGACTTTATCAATCGGCATCGCGTCACCTTATAGGTATTTCCGGTTGTCATTGATTACGGATTTTTTTGTACGGGACGCTTAACTGCCCCCGTCACGTAAAGGTTTTGCAAGGTCTGCCCCGACTTTTCGGCCATTATTTGGTTGCGGAGCATTTGCGCCACGGGGGAGTTCTCCCCGCGTTTCGAGATTTCGATCTGAAGCTGTTTTTCCAAGAAATTCATCGTAGTTGTCTCTAAAAAAGACCTGCGTGTCATAGAAGTTTAACCGGGCGTCGGACACGTTTCCCTCCGCCATTGTATCCGAAACGATATCTTGGAACAACGAAGCCTTCTGCTCATATATCTCCGCTGCCCTTGCCGGGTCGAAAGAGTCGTCAAACTCCGGGATGTACTGGAACCGGAGCCCGGTAAGCGCTGCTGTTTCCGGAGATCCCGTTCTCGTCTGGCGATCGATTCGATCGTCGAAGCGCATATCCGTCACGTAGGTAAACCCGTCAACTCCGTACTGTCTTAGCCGTTCGGTGGCCCTCGCCATCTGTTCGGGAGTGACGCTTTCCTTGAAGTAGATCTCCACGCCGGGGCGAGCGTTGGGGGTGGTACTTGGAACAACCTTGGAGAAGAACACTGCATCCTGATCATAGTCCTTGCCCTGCTCTACCAATCGGCGAACAAGAGCCTGTGGGTCGAAGTTGGCGCGCGTCACAAACTCGGCGTTCAAAGCACGCTCAGTCTGCCCCATAAACGAGCCATACGTGTTCGCAAGGTTGTAGGTCAGTACCGTGGGATCGTCTCTCACCGCATCATCCAACGGTGCGGCAAGTTCTGCCTGCGCATAGTTGCTCATGGTACGGGCTGGGCGTTCGCCAGAGACGCCCAGCTGATAACGCTGGAGCGGAGCTTCCATGATGGTCAACTCGGCCTGATTGCGTGCCTTGGCTTCATCGTATTGTCTACGTGCAACTTCAACACGCCCTTCATACTGCAAGTCTGTTTCCGTCTTGCGCTTGGCAGGCGGCTTGAATCCAGCATTGATTGCACGACGAAGTTCGTAGACACGCTCTTGACTCGGGGCACCGGCCAGTGACATTTCAAAATCAAGCGACCCCCCTTCTCCTGCTTTGGTGGTCCATCCGTTTTCTGTCCACCGTTCTTTCTCCATGAACCATGCAACAGCCTGTAAGTCATCCGGACCCAGATTACCCATTTCAGGGACCACGTTTTTGATGGTGCCACTCTGGTTGATAGTATCTGCGGCCCTGCGGAAAACATCTTGGCCAAACCCAAATTCCTGACCCACAACAGGCTGCGTGAGCGTCGATCCTGCCCGATGCTTTCCAGTCACTCCCTT